AGACCCATCACCAACTGAAGTGTTATAAGAGCCTGTTGTATTTGCTCTTAGGGCATTGGGGCCAAACGCATTATTGTTTGTTCCGCTTGTGTTGGAAAGCAAAGAATAAAAACCAAAGCCAGTGTTGTAGTCGCCAGTGTTGTTGTACAACGATTGGAAACCCATAGCGGTAATGTTTGCCGCAATTGTTCCGCTGTACGCCGCCTGATAACCTACTGCTGTGTTGTTAGATGCTGTGGTGTTTAATGCTAATGCACCATTACCCAATGCTGTGTTGTAATTTCCTGTCGTGTTGTTGCGACCAGTCGCATTACCATTGTTGTACTCTAAACCACCAACCCATGTGTTATATGCGCCAGTTGTATTTGAATAACCAACTTGGTAGCCAACAGCAGTGTTGTTAGAGGCTGTGGTGTTAAACGCTAAAGCAGAATCGCCAATGGCAGTGTTATAACCACCTGTTGTATTGCGAGTCAGCGGTTCAGCACCAACAGCAACGTTTGATACGCCCGTAGTGTTTGCAGTTAAAGCATATGAACCGATAGCAGTGACATTAGATGCAGTGCTTGCGTAAGCCGCACCAGCACCAAGAGCAGTAACCGCTGTGCCAGTGACATTTGAATAGGCCGCTTGATAGCCTACGGCTGTGTTGCGTGATGCTGTGGTGTTATTTTGAAGCGAGCCAACACCGTAAGCCGTATTGTAAGAACCAGTTGTATTTAAAATAAGAGATGCATAACCAAAACCAGAGTTATATCCTCCGGTAGTATTTGCTCTTAATACCCTTGAACCAAAAGCGGCATTTGCAACAGCAGTTGTTGCGGCAGTTAAAGCTGTATGACCAAACGCGGCATTTTCATCACCAGTAGTGTTTGCATAAAGGGCTTGATAGCCCATTGCAGTGTTAGGTGAAGCTACAGTATTTGAATACAAGGCTTGATAGCCAACGGCAGTTATTCCACCAGTAGTATTACTATACCCAGCCTGATAACCTACAGCAGTGTTACTTCCACCTGTGGTATTTGAGTTAAGAGCCAAACGACCAACGGCAGTATTTTGAGCGCCGGTAGTGTTTAGATACAAAGCTCTAGCACCGACAGCGGTGTTATCTGCGGCACTTGTATTAGCCGCCAAAGCAGATGAACCCAAAGCAGTGTTGGCATCGCCAGTGTTTAAAGTCAGTGCTTGGTATCCAACAGCAACTAACTGAACGCCTGTTATATTTGTGTAGGCCGCTTGATAACCTACAGCAGTGTTATTAGATGCTGTGGTGTTTGAGTAGAGGGAATTTGCCCCATAAGCCGTATTAAAATTGCCTGTTGTATTTGTTAACATTGACAAAGAACCAGCGGCGGTATTGTTCTGTCCCGCTGTATTTCCGGCAAGCGTTGCACGACCCAAGCCCGTATTGTCTGCGCCTGAAGTGTTGCTATTTAATGTTCCATTACCAAAGGCAGAGTTATTTGCCCCAGTATTTGCCGACAGAACACTAGAACCCACCGCAGTATTGGTAGCCACAGCACCCGCACCACGGCCTACTGTGATGCCATAAACAGTCAGGTCAGTACCAGAGTACAAAAGGTTAGCAGAATCAGTCTCAAGACCACCAGTGGTGGAATACACCACGCGACCAGATGTCAGGCCGGTATTTGTGATGGATGCGGCTGTCAGGTTGCGGAAAGTTACATCACCACCCAGTTCACCCACTTTAACAAAGTCAGAACCATTCCAAGCAATCAATGCCTTCTCACCAGAGATAATGGTCACACCGGTTGTCGGGCCTGAGCCCACAACCTTTACAGACTGAGATGTGGATGTCTGATTGATCACCACGTAAGTCTTGCTTGAAGCAGGGGCCGTGATGGTTAACAAACCTGCGGGGTTACCAGTACAGTTGATAATCTGATACTGAGATGAACCGGTTGCACCTGTGCCGGCTTGGGCTAAGTTATTACTTGAACTTGAGCCATTTGTAATTGACAACGTGACCGCTGTCTGGGTTCCGCTGATTGTCTGAGCACCCGCAATTGCGGCGTCCAAATAATCTGTCAAGCCTTTGTTTACATCGTCGCCCCAGTTTCCTGATTCTGTTCCAGTTACCGGTTCGGCAAGTCCAAGTAGTGTCGTGTAATTAATAGACATTTAAACGTTCCTATTCTGTCAAAATTAAATTCCAACCAGCATCCACGGCGTCATCAATCACACCCCATGTTTGGGTCTGTGTACTATCGATATTCTGCCAGTTTGCGGTCTGTGTGTCACTTATTAAATTCCAGTTTCCATTTTGTGTGCTATCGATATTCTGCCAGTTTGCTGTTTCACTGTCGTCAATCAAGCTCCAATAGAAAACACCAAGTGTTCCAAGCTTACCCATGGCCTGAGAGCCAGTGATGGCCACAAGCCTTGCACCAATTGACATGGTTCCAACTAAACCTGAAGCTTGCGTTCCAGTTATGGCTCTAGATGATGAGTTTGTAACTGATCCGGCGGCTCCAGAAGCGCCGTTTCCTGTCAGGGCAATGGTAATGTTAGGGCCAACAGTTCCAGTCGCTCCAGCGGCTTCTACGCCATCTAGAACAATTCTTCTGACCATCGTGCCAACAGCGCCTGATGCAGATACGCCAGACAAAGCAACAGATGCTGATTGAGTAACTGAACCTACCGCGCCAGACGCAGAATTTACTAGCAAGCTTTGTGAAGCGTTTACACCAACATTTCCTGCAAACCCAGAAGCCAAAACGCCCGAAACAGATGTTGTAGAGCTTGGGGTAACTGAACCAGAAAGACCGCTGGCCGATACGCCAGACAAAGCAATAGAGACTGCTGGAGCAACACTGCCAACATTACCAACCGCGCCATCTCCAGTGGTTGGAATGGTTTCATTGGCGACTACTGTGCCAACATTTCCAGAGCTTAAAACACCGCTAAGTGCAACCGCACGGCTTGGGGTGACAGAGCCAACATTACCGGATGCGGAAACACCTGAAACGGCAACTGTAGAGTTGCCTACAACCGTGCCGGCTGAACCAGATGCGTTTACACCGGTAAGGGCAACCGTTACAGATACGCCAGTAGAGCCAACTGCGCCCGAAGCGGCATCACCTGTAAGGATGGTCTGGCCATTGCCCCAAGTGCCGTAGCCCCAAGCGCCAACGCCCCATCCGGCCATGACCTACCCTTTAAGTGGTAGACAAGCGCAACAAAGCGGTTGTGGTGGTGTTAGATGGCATGGTCAGTGTAAACGTGCCAGCCGTAATGGTCTGAGAGCCAAATGTATGGACAGACACGGCCTTGTTAGATTGGGTGCTGTTGTAAATCAACACGGTATCAAAAGCAGTGCTCAATGTTACGGTTGTGTACACCAAGCTTGCAGAAGGTGTCCAGTAAGCCACGCCAGCGGTCGCTGATGAATTGGTTGAAGATGGAGCCGTAGCATTGGTAACCGTCACACCGCCTGCGGTGTAGTTTGTACCAGACACTTCACCCGTCGCAGAATAGGCTGTGGTAGAGGCGTTGATGGTGGCTGTTGTTAAATACAACGCACCTTTAAACGTATCAGCAGTTGTGGCCGCACGAATAGGGGCTACACCAAAATTATGAGTTGCAGTCAGCAGTTCGCCCATGAACGAAGTGCACATGCTTTGAGTATTTGCCATGGTATTTCCTTAAAAAGAAGCTGTTTCACCACCCGCAAATGCAGGCATTTTTTTCAAAGTCACATGGACAGAACGATGCACAAGCTCGGCGTCTTTCCAATATTCTACCCAAGTGGTCAGTTCATTGTCATCTTCAAATAAACCATCTTTGCGCTCAAGCAAAGAGTCGTCCATGTCGCCGTAGGTCGTAGTAACAATAGCCATTATGCGATCCTTATGATTGAAGATGTATTGCCGTTTGCTGGGAATTGAACTGTGAATGTGCTGGAAGATATTTTGTCATTGCCAAAATCTAAGACACAGACTGCGGGGTTTCCACTACCGCTTTGATAGATCAATGCCCCACGGGCCGTGATTGAACCTGACCACACAGCATTTGCAAAGTTAATATAAGCGGTCGTCCCGCCATTAACGGTTGGCACTTGTGTGATCGTTAGGTTTTGCCCACCAGCACTGTAGTTGCCCCCGGTTGTTTCGCCAGTTGCAGTGTAAGCCGTTGTCGTTGCATCGAGGGAAGCCGCGTTCGTATAAAGCGCAATCTTGAAGGTCCCGCTTGTAAAGTTGAACGTGCCATTCATCAAACCAGTTTTGAACACGTTGCATGTGTAGTTTCCTGTAAAGGCCAAGATATTCTCCTATCAGGTCACTGGCTGGCGATATTGACCAGAACGATAAGCATCTTGACGCTCCAAGCCATCTCCAAGACGTTTGGCCAACTGAAGGGCTTCGTTGTACTTCTTATCGTACAAACCAATGATGTCGCCCTCACCCTTCATAAAGGTGTAAGCTTCTACCAAACAGCCATACAAAAGCACGGAATCAAAATTATCACCAAGCCAAGACGTACCATTGGGATTGGTCACTGTGGCAACTGGAACTGAAAAACCACCACCGCCGTTTAAACTGGCTGTTAGCACATCGCCAACAACATATTGGCTTCCGCCGACAGTCACGGTGACGGTTGTCACAACGCCAGCGGCAACATTGATGGTTGCCACAGCTCCACTTCCAGAACCGCCGGTCAGTGGAACATCAAAGAATGTGCCGTTGCTGTACCCGCTTCCACCCGTGATGGTTCCCAATGTTGCAATAGGAGCTTGAACAATAGAATCAGGGTAGTAGTAATAATGCAATTCTGCGTTGTAATTCTGATCGGGCGTTGGGCCCATGATGAATGACAACTCATTGGTAATTGTTCCGCTTGTCACTGTCGGGCCAAACAAAGCGTAATACTTTGGAAGTCCGGTTGATGTCGGATTTGGATAAGCCTCACGAATAAAGTTTACATCTTTGTTTAACAAAAATGTGTAATTACCTT